CCACTCTTTGGAATCATTCAGGAGTATATGGTTCATGGGAATCTGATGGAGTGGCTTCATCCAATGTAGCATCTACTGGAAGGATTGCTGGAGTAATGGGTGTTTTAGGATTGGCTGCCAATTTTACAATCTCATCTGGAGGAATTGCTGCAGCTTTATTGGCTTTATCAGTAAGTGCTTCTGCCGTAACAGCTACAGGAACATTTGCTGGATTGTATGTTGGAATTGATGGTTCTTCGAAAGCATTTACCAATGCAGTTGAAGTTGCAAATAGTGCTTGTACCAATGGTCTTTCAGTAGGAACTTGTACATCGGTAATAAATGTAGCAGCAACTGCAACTAACGTTATAAATGTTGTAGCAGCTGCAAACGTTACCAATTTTGCTAAATTCAATGCTGCTGCCGGTTGTATTCTTGCAGTGGACGTTAATCCAGCTGATGACCCGAGTGATGGTGGACTTGGTGCTGATGCTTGTCTTAGAATAGATGTAGGTGGACAGGATTACTTCATTCCGTTATTTGCTACAGAGTTATCATAATTATTAATTAAAAATTACGTTTATGTTATTATCAGTTGTGGAACGAATCGTTTTAATGGGAGTAATCCCACAGGAAAGCAATTATTTGAATTTTAAGATTCTTACGGCTTTGAGGACTGATCTTTCTTTCAGTGAGAAGGAAATGAAGGATTACAAGATTGCAGAATTGAAAAATCCAAAAGACCCTAATCAAACTCAAGTTGTTTGGGATACCAAGAAGGAAAAGAAGAAAGATGTAACCATTGGGGAAAAAGCAATGGATATAGTTGTGGAATCTTTGAAGAGGTTGGATAGGGAAGGGAAGATTAATGCAAATAATATTCCTGTTTATGAACGATTTGTTGTAACTTTGAAAAAAGAGTAATTAACCTACCCAGCCTCTTAACCGGGGCTGGGTTACTTTAAAACATGAAACAATGGCAAATAGTAGAAGTACAGGGGAATTCAAGGAATATGCAACCGTAGATACTCAACCGTCTGGATCAGAATTAGGATACTGGACAAATGAAGTATGCTTACGAGATAAGGTTAATTCTGGTCTTTCTAAAGGAAAGATGTGGTTTTCTATTCGAGAGTTTGAAACAGATTCCTCACAAGCATCAGATACATCTTCTATGACAATTACTCTCCAGTTTAAATGTAGTGGTGATGCTGGTTGGCAGGATTATGTTGATCTCAATACTGCAAGTATTGTAGTGGGGAACCGTCTTTTAATTGAGGATGATGGAGCTGCTGTTCGTTGGCGGGCTGGAGTAAAGGATGGGGATTATACAAGTGGTAAAATAACATTTGGTTTTGATTGGTAAACTAAGGAATATATGGTACGCCCAGTAGTAAGGTCGGCTGTAAGATCGGCTGTAGCATCAGTTGAAGATAAGTATGGTAGCTTTTCGTGGAGTAGTTACTGGACGCAACTAATTTCAGCAACGGTTGAAGATGCGGAACCGACACATGTGGTATTGACATTTCCGACTGCAAAAACATCATTAGGTGCAAGTGATTTTACTATTGCAGGATTTACAATTAATTCTGCTTCATGGGCTGGCTCTGTTTTGACATTAGTTCTTTCGACTGCGGTTGTTTATGGAGATGTTTTAGTAGTAACATTTGTAAGGACAGGACAAACACATGCTGTTACGAATAATGTTGAAGCAGAAGCTGAATCATTGGCTTTATTCGCAAGGATGACAATAGCTGCTCCGATTGCTTTAAAAAGACTTATTAATATTACGATAAAGGCATATAAGGCAGACGGGACGTGGGCAGAAAATGATGTTATATATCAGACGAATCTACATACTTTACAGGCATCATGTCTAAATTTAAAGGGGGATGATGCTTTTAATCTTGTACCCGAAGGAAATTATACATGGGCTTATGGTGTTGGATTTACAATGGGGTCAACTTCATATTTAAAAACAGGATTTATCCCTTCGACGCATGGAAGCAAATATTTATTAGACAGTGCTTCTATTGCATTAGGAATCGCTAATAATATTGCGGTAAATGCTGTTGATTTCGGTAGTAATCATGCGGACGATTCAAAGAAAACAAATATGGTTTCTTTGGGGTGGGGTGTATTTTATATGGGTATTAATACTGCAGCCATTGATTCAAAGGCAAATGCTTCTTCATTAGGATACTTCACCATAATGAGGTCAGCAAGCAATGTGACGCAGGCATATAAAGACGGTGTTGCTTTGGGAACTCCGGCAACACGGGTTTCAACGGCGGTTAGTGATTATGAGTTTTATATTGGTTGTACGAACTCTGAAGGTACTCCGGGAACGAGAGCAGTAGGGAGAATATATAACTCTATAAAAATTGGCGGGATTTATGATGTTTCTTTAGATCATGCTGCCACTTCATATTTTAATGCAAATGTAGCCTCTTGTATAACATTCTGGGACACTTTACCAGCAAATCAAAATTCATGGTCAGATAATTCGACACAAGAATTATTAACACTGACAACTCCTGATGGTTTTGGTGAGACAGTTCAGCCGTGTGTTGTGGATCATGGTTCTGATTGGAATGGGTACAGGTATTGGATGACAGATACGCCTTATCATTTATCTGATGATCAATATGAAAGACCTTGTGTGTGGGCTTCTGCTGATGGTGTTACGTGGGTGGTTCCTGCGGGGGGTAGCAATCCTGTAATGGATGAACAAAAGCACGCAGACCCTTCATTGTTTTTTGATAACGATATTTTGTATTTGACTTATATTAAGGCAAACGGCGGCGCAGACCATTTAAAGGTCGGAATGAAATATACATCTGACGGTATTAATTGGAGCGCAGAAATTATCATTGCCACCCCGTCGGTTGATAATACGACACATGAGTGCCCGTCATTGACAAAGGTGGGTTCTACTTATTACTTATATTACACAGTTGAGGTTCCAGACAGTACAAACGTTAGAAGAAAATCGTGTGCAACCATTGACGGGCTTTATACAAATTACGAGGTCGTAAATATGGCGCCTTATTTGGGGGATTTTGATTACCTGTGGTATCACATTAATATTTTTAAAGTAGGTAATTATCATTGGCTATTCGCTTCAATTAAAAAAGCAAGTACAAGCGGCATACAGCTGTTTGCATTTATTGGTAAGAGTTCGGACGGTATTAATTTTGTCCGTAACCCCGATGCTATTCCTTCATTAAATTCTATTTGGGGAAATGTTTACAGGGCTTCAGTTGTGAATATAGGTTCTCAAATAGTATTTTATTGGGGCGGTTCGTATATGAACCCGGGGTTGACATGGAGAATAAGGAAGGTTAATGGTGCATTAAGACCATAATCGTGGAGTTGGTACGCAATGTAATGAGAATAGAAACAAATAAAATCGTGTAGTCGGATTCAAACTCCCCGAAATAAATAAAGATGAGTAAGAATAAGAAACATAAGACGTTTGATCAGATTTACCCAGAGTTTCTGGAGATGAAACGTATTTCTATTAATGTTAATACTTTTCAGGGTTATTTAACAATAACTGCTGTTTTTAGTAATTGGTTAAAAGATAAAGGATTTCAAAATCTTCCAATTAGGAAAATATCAAATAGGAAAATGGCAAAGTTCTTTATCTATTTGGTTACCGTTCGGGATTTAGATAGACCTACTTGTGATAAGTACAGACAGGGTTTGAAAATTATGTATCGGTATTTTAAGAAATGTGGATATGTTAAATACTTTCCATTTGATTTAATATCTTTACCTTGTAAGAAAGAAGATAAGGGAGCACAGGTTATTCCAGAGGAGGATTGTATTCGTTTACTTACATTAATAAAGAAACGTGATTTTCAACTTTATGTTGCTTGTATGGTTCAATATTATTGCTTTATTCGTCCAGGTAATGAGTTAAGGCTGATGAGGGTAAGTGAAATAAATTTGGAGCGAGGAGTCATAAGTATAGCAGCCGTGAGAGCTAAAAATAGACAGGAAGAACCTGTAACAATCCCTACACAATTAATTGAATTATTAAAGGAATATGGGATTGATAGGGCTGATAAAGAGTATTATGTATTTGGTAAAAGAGGAAAACCTGGTTTATATCCTTGGTCTATTAATATGTTGACTTACCGATTTAATGTTTATAGAGATAAATTAAAATTGTCAAAGAAGTTTAAATTTTATTCAATGAAACATACCGGGGCAGTAGCATTACATAATTCAGGATGCCCAATAAGGAATGAAATGGATCAATTAAGACATAAGAATCTTTCAGCTTCTCAACATTATTTAAAGAAACATGGAGGATTAGTTGATGACAGAATTCGTAATAATTTTCCAGAATTAGTTTTAATGTGTAATTAAAATGGAACGAACTAAACATAAGAGCAACCAAAATATTACTGCCAATCAGCTTCATGCTCTTGCCAGTGAATTGGTAGCCAGGGCAAATTTGGCTACAAGACTTGGTCAGCAGTTTGGTGGTGATCGTGATCTTTATCAAGCGCTTGGATACAAGACAAGACTTGATTGGCATGATTATTGGTCACAGTATAGTCGTCAAGACATTGCTAAAGCAATTATTGACCGTCCAGTAAAAGCTACTTGGCAGGGGCAGTTAGAGTTAATTGAATCGGAAGATGCTGATAAGACTCCATTTGAAGAGGCTTGGAATGATTTGAGTAAACGGTTAAAGTTGAGATCGTTGTTATCCAGAGTGGATCGTTTAACAGGGATTGGAAGATATGGTGTATTGGTGCTTGGATTGGATGATGTTCAAAATCCTGAAGGATTTAAAGAACCTGTTAAGGCTGGCAAGAGGACATTAAAATACATCAAGCCGTTTGGTGAAAATAGTGCTAAAATAGAAACCTATGTAAATTCTCCAAAAGAGGAACGTTATGGAAAGCCTTTAATGTATAATATTGAAGTTGCTGATGTAGCAAGTGGAAATAGTTCTGTAATTAAAGTACATTATTCCAGATGTATTCATATATTGGATGATCACTTGGAAAGTGAAGTAATGGGAATACCAAGATTGGAAGCTGTGTTTAATAGGTTAATGGATTTGGAAAAGTTGGTAGGGGGAGATGCTGAGATGTTTTGGAGAGGGGCACGTCCAGGTTTCCAAGGAATGGTTGATAAGGATTATCAGATGACTCAAACTACGAAGGATGACTTGAAGAATCAAATTGATGAATATGAACATAACCTTCGTAGAATCTTGATTAATGAAGGAGTAGATTTAAAAGCATTAGCACAACAAATTGCAGATCCAAAAGGGCATTTTGATATGCTGATAGCTTGTGTTAGTGCTGTGACAGGTATTCCACAGAGAATTTTAGCAGGTAGTGAACGTGGTGAGTTAGCAAGCACGCAGGATACAGGAGAGTGGAAAACTTATGTACAATCAAGACGTGAGGATCATGCTGAGCCACATATTATACAACCATTTACGGATCGTTTAATTGAGTTACAGATTCTTCCAAAACCTGACAGTGGAAATTATACAGTTGATTGGCTTGATTTATTCTCAATTAGTGAAAAAGAAAGGGTTGAGATTGGTAAGGCTCGTGCTAATGCAATTCGGGAATATACAACCAATCCGATGGCTCAAATGATTGTTTCTCCTGATGAATTTAAGGAATACTGTTTAGGATATACGCAGGGGCAAATTGATTACAGTAAAAAGTTAATAGCAGCAGGAATAAGTGAAGAGCAAAAAGCACTGGCAGAGGAAATAGATGATCTTACTCCCAAACCAGAAGTTCCTGCAGGAAGACCAATACCAACTAAAAAACCAGCAGTAGTTAAATAATGGAAGAAGTAGCAATATATAAAAAATCTGTTTCGTATGATCCCACGATGACAACGGCATTAAGGAATGCTTTTGCTCGTGATATGAATAAGCGATTCCTTGAGCTTACATCAATTATAAAGAAGGCAGTGTTAGATCAGGATTGTTTTGGATTAAAAAATGAAATACAAGCCTTACAAATGATCCCTCCTCCTTATCGTCAATTTGGGTTTCTGAGAGATCCTGAAAAGGTGGCTGGTTTTATGGAATGGTTAAGAAAACAGGTTGATACTGGATTATTGAAAGTGGGAGCATTTCAACAGATAGGCAGGGCTATTGAAGCGGTTTGGACAAATATGTATGTCTTTGATTCATATAAAAGAGGAGTAATAAGGGCAAGATATGAATTACAAAAAGCTGGATTGACTCTTCCTTCAATAGAAGATTCTGGAGGAATTGATATGATAATGAATGCTCCTTTCCACATGGATAGAGTGGGTTTGTTATTTACCAGAGTCTTCACTGAGTTAAAAGGAATAACTGAAGCAATGGCTGTGCAAATAAGCAAGGTACTTGCTCAGGGAATGATAGATGGGGATGGACCGAGATTGTTAGCACGAAAATTGGTATCTACCATTAACGGAGACGGGGTTGATCGGTTAGGACTTACCGATACATTAGGTAGGTTTATCCCGGCGCAAAGGAGAGCAGAGATGTTAGCACGCACAGAGATTATTCGAGCACATCATCAAGCTACAATACAGGAATATCGAAATTGGGGAGTAGAAGGGATTATTGTAAAGGGAGAGTGGAAAACTGCGGGTGATGACAGGGTATGTGAAAAGTGTGCAAGTTTAGAAGGAAAGATATTTACATTGGATGAGATTGAGTCTTTAATACCTTATCACCCTTATTGCAGATGCATTGCCCTGCCTTGGATTGCTGAACTTCAAAAATACTATTGATATGGCACTTGTAATGACAACTGATTATACGGCTTTTCCAACACTAACTCCTACTGAAAGTAACAGAGCAGTTGGCGGTGTGGCTACAGATGATAGGATTTTTTGTAGAAGTTGTATTGAAAGACTTCATAAGAACTGGGCTGATTTAAAATACATTACTAGGACTCAAGCTACTCACAATGCTTATAATTGCATTGAGTGTGGGTTTTTGTTATCAAAGAAAAGAATGTCTAAATTTGACTAAAGAATAGGAGGAAATTATTATGCCATTCACACCAGATGACGCTGAAAGACACAATAAGGGACTTTCTGATAAAAAGAAAAAGCAATGGGCAAGAGTTGCTGAGTCTGTTAGAAAGAGAGAAATGAAAAAAGGAATGTCTGAAAAAGAAGCTGCTGCGGAAGCCGTTAAACAAGCTAATGGAGTAGTGATGAATGTTAACAAGGCACAGGGAGAGTATATTGTCTGTAAAAGTAAACAAACGCTTGACTATGAGCCTAAATTGACCGTTCATCAGGAAAAGACACATTTGGTGGTTCCTGTTGTAATGATGGTAGAAGGCGTTCATAATGGTAGTCAGGGGCCTTTACTTCATACAATAGAGGAACTTGGTAAGTTTCCTGATTCATGGAATGGTATTCCAGTTGTAATTTATCATCCAACAAAGGATGATGAACCAGTATCAGCCAATTCTCCAGACATAATTGATACAAGAACAGTTGGTCGGGTTTATAATACCAATGTGGAAGGAAAGAAACTAAAGGCTGAAGTTTGGTTTGATGAAGACAAACTTAATACCATTTCGACAAACACGTTGGAATTGATTAATGACAGTAAGGAGATTGAAGTAAGCCTTGGTATGTTTACT